TAAAGATGTGAAAAGAAGGAAAATAAGGACTTCAAAAATGCTCAAACTACACTGCCAATTCAGTGTAGGTTAAGTCAAGAAACTTTTCCTCTACCTCCTCGTAAGTGGAAAAATTGTGATACGGCACAAGTGAGTATGTTACACTCTCATACAATATAGGAAAAGCAACAGCTCTTAACCATTCCATGTGTGAATCAAATGCTTCTCTTCCGTGCATAAACATTTGCAATATACTATTTTCAATGACTAATTGCATGTGATCCTGTTTACTAAGTGGGGATTCACTATTAACACATGTAAGTGATTTGTAAATGGAAGATAGGTCTAAAGGTGCATAAGCTAGACCGTCCCGAATGACAAAGGATCTCTTAAGAAAATCAACATTATCTAAATTGGATTCAAAGCTCACATATCCCCTTTTCTTGTTATCTGTCGTTGGAACTCCAAGCATTCTAGTTGCGACATCAATATTCTTTCCATTAAAGAAACTAGCAACTCTATTAGTCCTTCTAAGTGTGTTGTCATCACCATAATTATTCACTGTAATATTCTGAGAAAACTTAGGCACCACGTTATAAACATGTAACCAATAGTTCTTTTCATACCTGCTAGGATTTTGGAGCACATAACACATTTGATAAGTCATTCTGCTAACAACCGAATCAACCATACAATTCCATAATGCTGTCATAAATTCACCGCTAATAGTTCCATCTCCTAACTTAATCAAATCTCCTTCATAAGATCTGATTATATTATTAGTGTCAATAGCCAAACCTGATACAATTATGTTATCCTCTTCAGTAAACATAGGACATTTCACTCTGATTACTTTGGCATTCGCACTTTTAATACGAGTACCATACTGAGCAAATTTATCAAAGCCCTCCCGATCACCTGCACTGGTTTGCGTGTGATCAGGATTGCTACTATCATACTCACTCTCTGGTGTTGGTACAGCTCTATCATACAATGCCATCCATTGATCGGGGTCACCAGCGTTAACACCTACTGCATGTTCAGTCAAATCCCTAGCATCTATTATAGTTTGAGTGTACATACCAAGATACATACGCATAACTATTAAGTAAACTATTGGTGGGTTGTTCACTGCTCTAGCAACCTTACCTCTTTTCCTCAATTCATCTTTGACGAAAGTAGTAACAATAACATTGTTGCATTTACCATTAGATAAATCAGTGATGAAAGCATGTACTGCTGCAATAAGCTCGGGTTTAGGAGTTGAATGACCATGTATATCTCTATACACATAATCTTTCTTCTTACCTGGCCATCCAGCACCAGCACCTGTATTCAGATTAATAGGTTTTAGAGTACCAAAACCATTAATAGCCTCTTCTATCGTAAGTACTCTACATTCACTAAAATCAATGGCAGATAAATTACTCTCATAATAATCCATCCATGCTAAATCGAATAGATCAGGGTTGACAGAAGGTGGAGCAAAAGATGAATCTAGTATGGCTTGCGCAATGCCGTCCATCCAAATCCCGTTCTCATCAACGTATCCTTTCAAATTCTGCAAATCCATATTTACTGGTACAGGTGTGAAACCTTTAAGTGGAGTATATTCCAATCTAGTATCATTCCTCTTATTCCTTAACTGATTATCAGTACCAAGCACTTGACCATAACTATTCTCATCCAAATGTAATAAGCAACTATTAGGTGATACCTTAGATAATTTCAATAATTTATTCGAATAATTAATATAAAGTGGCTCATTAAGTACATTCACTTCAAGGCCTCGTTTCAAAGGGTCAATTCCTTTGATACACTCATTAATCTCACACGCAAATAATAAAACACTAATACCACATTCTACATTCCTCCCATCAATGGTATTAGCAATGTGATAACCTACGATTCTACATGACTCAGTATGAACGATAAGTGCTCCACAAGTCCCTTGGCCCCAACCTGGATCGCCAGGGTGGGTTGGATAAAGAATTCCAATGGTACTATTACCAGTCATGGTATCTGGATATTTGGCCCTATCAATGGCTATATTCCACGTTAGGACCTCTTTTTCACGCATACTGAAAGCTACCGCACTACCAGCATGTACAGTTGGATCATCATCTGTTTCCTGCATATACTTAATAATATTGGCACCACCAAAAATGTCTTGTCCTAACGGAACTATACACAAATCTCGTAGCTCACCCGTAGTGTGTGATACAATACGTCTCAGTTGATTGCTTCTAATCTGCACTGTATTATCTTGAGTTACATTGGAAGTGTTAGGTGTGGAAATGGTTAAACAAAATATAGCAACATCACCCAAACTTGAGAAATAGTGATACGGGGCTAAAATTAAACCGGCAGCAACAATCATACAATTTCCATCGTTCACCTTATCATTCTCTGGAGTGCTAACCATAATTCTACGAGTCTGCTGTTTAATCACTCTACTAATCTTATCCCTGAGATTAGTTGGGACATGTGGGTAGTCCGAATCACGCTGAGTTATGGCATAGGCCTTACGCTCGTTCTTTATAATGGCTTTCTTCCGATCCATAGCCTTACCACCGACTGCATTAATCATTAAATTCGCCTCAGCTAAATTCTCAGCCGTTAGCTCGTTCTTATTTGCAGTGACTTTCTCCACATTATGCACACTGTCCGCAGGCGTTTTATCTCCAGAAGAGAAAATACTACACATAGCCGTCAACACATGCTTTAGTAACATAGCAGAAGCAACTCCACTCAAAATGAGTAGAATGCGTTTAGCGTGTGGATGCATCGTACCTAAACTATCATGATATGTCTGAGTTACAGCTCCCTTGGCATCACTCAGAATCTTACCCACACTCTTCCTAATGACCTTAATTCTGATTTGTTGGTTTATACCTGGTAAGTGTGAGACAAACAAATTGAAATATATGTTGTCACCACTAATCATAAAATCTGCTGAATTGTTCCACATGATAGCTATTGTCGTTCTAAGCAGATTAAAATTAATTAAACACTTCATAAACAGAATGAAAATATTGAAGAAATACATAGACCAAGTTAAAATTTCATTAGAGTTGGAAACAATTGGACTCTCAACGTTTTTTGAACTCACACGATGACACATACATATCATCTCATTGAAACCGCATCCCTTCTTACATAGTTTCGACCTTTGAAATAGTTGAGTTTGTTTAACTAATTTCCTTTGCTTTTCATAATATTTTCCAAATTCCTCATCTAAAAATAGAATTAGATCATCTAACTCCATCCAGACATCATCACCCTCCATAAACTTATTATGTCGTTCATTAGATTCATCAATTCTTTGAGATCTGACTTCCTGATAAACTACACCGAGTTTTTCATCTAATAACGCTCTCTGAACTTGAAATTTATAAAATTTCCCTAATTCTTTAAAACTTAATGCATCATCAAATTCTATTCCCACATTAGAATTATTTTTAGCTCTAATGAGAATATGAAGATTAAATCTACGTCTAGCAGCATCAGGACAATGGTTAATTAAGACTTGACTATGATCCTTACTATTATCACATATAGTGGCGAATACGGGTCTGAAAAATTCAGTTCCTTTCTCCTCCAACTTGGCTTTATCAATAACCTTCACAGCCCCTTGTTTAAGGTTCATAATGTTACCATTCACAGCACTGCCAGGTGCCATTGCGCTTAAAGTATACTTGTCGGCATCGTCAATATTGATAATGAGAGTAGAACTAACAACTGTGTCCATTCTAGCATTTTCTGGACTAACATTCACGACTTGGTCAGGATTAAACTCATAATCTGGACCCATGTCATGCAAATGCCTCCATGCAACTTGGTGAAGGAGTCTGACCCAAGAACTCTTCTGACAATTAGTGCCTGAAACCAATGAAATAGCAAACATAGCCATTGCGGGATTATTAGCGTTATATCGTTGCTTAATAGGTCCAGAGTACAATCTCAATGCTTTAAGGGCACCACGAAGCTGAGATAGTGTAACATTATCTCTGCCCTCCACTGAAATCTGCAGTTCAAGGTCTTTCTCCAATGTATCAAGGTGGCAAATATACCTTTGGGTGTAATCACCACTACCATCTACAAATTTGTTGTCCACATTCCAATCAGTCATATAAGTACTACTGACTGTCTTATCAACTAATAATAGGAGTTGTACAGTCTTACTAGTTTTAAAAAGTGTATTTAATGGCTGTACTCCTTTAAAATATGGAAGACCAGTTTCCACAAATTCTTTTAGGAATATGACAATATTTGCAATTGTAGTTAAAGCCACAAGTTTCATAGCTGCATTCTCAGTAAACCATTTTGTTGCAGAGGCTTTGTCTGGGAAGACGTTGAAAATCAGAAAAAGTGGGATTATAGATGAAAAAGCTACAATCTTCATGGCCTTCTCATATAACCTACTCTTAGTATAAATACCTATGTCCTCATTGCCTGAAATGGTTTGAATTAACTGGGTGATGAGATCAGTTAAATCCTTTTTAGTATCACTAACACCATTTTGATTAGGAATTTCTGATAATATACTATCATAGAAATCGGAAATCCATTTGACACTCTTTTGAACATTCTCAATAATAATTGCCTGAGTTATGTTAAAACTGTTCAAATACAGTTTCATAACACCAGCAACTTGAATATAATCCCCATGGTTAACTCCACCTATGATTATATGTATGGCAGCAAGCAGATCAGTAAGCGCAGACACATCACTCATTGAGATCTGAAAGTTGTCAAGACTTACTGAATCAAATTTGGCATTAGAGTCTACACATGGAAATTTAAGATTAGAGTGAGCACGAATGCCACTCTTCCCATTCTTTTCGACTTGTGAGAAACTCCTAATACCCAACATTTCATCAAATTCTGTGTCATTAGTTATAGACCTTTGAGTTATTGAATCACGACTCTTCTTAATAACTTTCTGTCTATCCTTATTTTTCTTATCAAGTCTCTGCATATCTTTCTTAATATCCGCACGAGTAAGCTTAACTTTCTTCTTCTTATCCGGGCAAAACTTAGTTGTTCTTAACCTGGGATTGAAAGGGTTAATAGGAAGACAGAAACAAATGTCCCTACAGTTACACGCAGTTGCAACTGAAATGACTGATGTGCCATAGGTAAAAGGTACGTAACTTATGCAGATAGTAAAGCACAAATTCAACAATGCATACATGATAGTAGTGACATCAGGTGTGTTCGGAGGCGTACTTAGAGTGTGAGTATCGCCCCATCGAATGGAAATGGCAAATAAATTCCACAGAAAATGGATTAATATGCCAGATGTAAAATTAAACTGATGAATTACAAGGTGTATAAGACTGCACATCATACCAATATATGGCGTAGGTCCATAATACTTCTGGGTCATTTCAACTAACAAGAAGAAAATAAATCTAAGCCTTGGTGAGACAAGTAGCCTACTTCTCTTAAAAACTTCTTCGAATAAAGGAGCTTCAATTAAGAAAATAGAGCCAGCATGAGTTAAAACTCTCATTGTATATTCATA